GTGACGGTTTGCACTTCCGTTGGGTTCGCACCTCTACAATGGGAAATGAGGACAACAAGAACGTCTCCAGCCGATTCCGCGAGGGGTACACCCCGTGCTTGGCAAAGGACTTTCCTGAACTGCACGTCTTGTCGGACCACAACTCCCGGTTCCCCGAGAACTTGGAAATCGGAGGTCTGCTTCTGTGCAGCATCCCTGCAGAGTTCGCAGAGGAGCGCACGATTGGACAGCTCGATCAGGCCACGGCCCAGATGGACGCTGTTGATCGCAGCTATCTTCGCGAAAGCGATCCGCGAATGCCAGTGCTTCGGCCTGAGCGTTCAACCAAAACCACATTCGGTAAGGGCTGAGGCCCACCGATCACTGAAGGAGAGAACCAATGGGTTCCGTTAATGCACCCTTCGGTCTGCGTGTAACTGGTCGTCTCGACAATGGCTCGCTGGAGGTTTTCCGCCAGTACCCCATCGCCTCGGGCCTCGCCGTCAACATCGCCGCCGGAGACATCGTCAACCTCGTTGACAATGGCACCTCGACCACGATCACCAAGCAGACTGGCACGGGCGACACTTCGACCGATATCGCCATGCTCGGCGTGTTTGTTGGCTGCTCGTACACCGACCCCTCGACTGGCCAGATCACGTTCTCGAACATGTGGCCGACCGGGACCGTTGCCTCGGACGCCCTTGCGTTCGTCGTTGACGATCCGCAGGCTCTGTACGTCGTGCAGGCTGACGAGGCCATCACCAACTCGCTGGACATCTACGGCAAGAACGCCGCGATTGTTCAGGGCGCTGTGAACACCACGTTCAAAGCATCGCGAGTTGCACTCGACGCGTCCACCATCGGCACGGACGCCAACCTCCCGCTGCGAATCATCGACTACGTCGGTGGCCCCCGCGGTGGCGAAGCTGGCACCACCTACCCGCTGCTGGTCGTCAAACTCAACTACACGCAGCTGACCGCTGCTGTTGGCGTCTAAGGAGGGCTGACACATGGCTATTTCACGCGCACAGGCCCTTAAAGAACTCCTGCCGGGGCTTAACGCCCTCTTCGGTCTGGAGTACGGCAAGTACGAAAACGAGCACTCGGAAATCTACGAGACCGAGAACTCCGACCGTTCGTTCGAAGAGGAAGTGAAGCTGTCGGGCTTCGGGGCTGCCCCCGTCAAGCCGGAAGGCTCCGCGATCACCTACGACAACGCGCAGGAATCGTTCACTGCTCGTTACAACCACGAGACCGTTGGGATGGGCTTCTCCATCACCGAGGAAGCCATGGAGGACAACCTCTATGACTCCCTGTCGGCTCGCTACACCAAGGCGCTCGCTCGCGCCATGGCGTACACCAAGCAAGTGAAGGCTGCTTCGCTGCTGAACACGGGCTTCACCACCTTCAACTCTGGTGACGGCGTGACCCTGTTCAACACCGCGCACCCGACGGTTGCTGGCGGCACCAACTCCAACCGTCCTGCGGTTGACGTTGACCTGAACGAGACCGCCCTCGAGCAGGCCGTGATCGACATCGCTGCGTTCAAGGACGAACGTGGCCTGCTGATCGCTGCCCGTCCGCGCAAGCTGATCGTCCCGCCGGGTCTGATGTTCGTTGCAACTCGTCTCCTAGAGACCGAGCTGCGCGTCGGCACCGCCGACAACGACATCAACGCGCTGAACTCGAACGGGTCGATCCCGCAGGGTTACCGCGTCAACCACTACCTGACCGACGCTGACGCATGGTACATCACCACCGACATCCCGAATGGCATGAAGCACTTCGTGCGTACCGCGATGACGACGTCTATGGACGGAGACTTTGACACGGGCAACGTCCGCTACAAGGCTCGCGAGCGTTACAGTTTCGGCGTCTCTGATCCTCTGGGCATGTATGGGTGCCCCGGGGCATAATTACGGTTGACACACCGTACAATCCGAAAGGATAATGAGGGGGCGGGGGTAAACCTCGCCCCTTTACATTGGAGAATTAGATGAGACCATCAGACTGGGGATCGCGTGAGAAGCATCCGCTTTACGGGCTTTGGAACTGGCACAAGAACAAAAATAGGTACGGGATGGTCGAGGCGTGGTCCTCGGATTTCTGGACATTTGCGTCGAGTGTCGGAGACAGGCCTTCAGATAGGCACAGCCTGCGCCGCCTCAAGCCGCATGAGCCGATTGGTCCTGACAACTTTGTGTGGTCTGAGAGGTATTTCGACGGAGACAGGGCGGCGTACATGCGCGAATACAGGAAAAGGCAGCCTGAGCGCGTCAGGAACACCACCCTGAAGAAGCACTTCGGAATCGATCTTAACGAATACAATGTAATGCTTTCGGCTCAAGGGGGCGTGTGTGCCATCTGCAGATGTGAGCAGAAAGGCAAAACGCACCTGTGCGTCGATCACTGTCACCGAACCGGGACTATCCGTGGGCTCCTGTGCCACAACTGCAATCGCGCCATCGGCCTACTAAAGGACGACCATGATGTCATCGTCAGGGCCGCAAGGTACCTACTGCTGTCGGAGGCCGAATAGAAAAGTTCATTGGAACTTTTTTGTCCATGATGTACACTGCACTCAGGGTAACATCAGCCACGCAGACAGGACGCCCGACCTGACGATGCACAGACTGCGCGGCGAATCCTTGTGCAAAGGGTACTGCTATGGCTTCGACCACCTTCTCCGGTCCCGTGACCTCGACCAACGGCTTCGTTGGCTCCGTCACTGGTGACGTGACCATTACCAGCTTCATCGCTCTCACCGCTCAGACCACGGCCTCGCTGCCCGCGGCTGCCGCAGCTAACGCAGGCCACGTTCGTCTGGTCAGCGACAACGGTGCAGGCGACAACCAGTACTGCCTCGTGATTTCGACTGGCTCTGCTTGGGTCACCGCTGTCGGCGCAGCCCTCAGCTAATAGGAGGCCCTCATGGCCAACGAATATGACGTAAGTTCTATACGCGTAACTGCGACTGGCGCTGTAGGCATTGGACGTGTGCGGATCAGGATGCTTGTCGTCACGCTCAGCGGTGCTGGGCGCGTCACTCTCACGAGCGGAAGCGGCGGAGCCACCAAGATCGACATGGATTTTGGTGCCGCGGGCACTTACGACATCTTCATCCCCGGCACAGGTGTTCTGTTTCAGGATGATCCGTTTGTGGCTACCGCCACCAATGTCACTGCTCAGACCATGTTCTGGTCGTAAGGTGATTCCATGGCAAAGACGCCCGCATGGACCCGCAAAGCTGGGAAGGACCCAAAAGGGGGCCTGAACGCTAAGGGGCGGGCGTCAGCCAAGGCTCAGGGTATGAACCTCAAGCCTCCCGCCCCGAATCCAAAGACGAAGAAGGATGCGGCGCGGCGCAAGTCGTTCTGCGCCAGAATGGGCGGTATGCCCGGTCCAATGAAGGACGAAAAAGGTAAACCCACACGCAAGGCGCTATCGCTGCGCGCTTGGAACTGCTGAGGAGGCACCCATGAAGGGCAAGACCAGAACCACCCGCGCCGCGACGACCGTCAACAAGGCTCCATCGAAGCCCAAGAAGACGTACACCACCACTGGTGGGGCGCAGCAGTACGTGCGTGGCAATACCTCGGGTGAACGCCGCGACGTTCTTGGAAAGGCGCAGAAGTCTGCGCTTGACAAGCCGGGGGCAAATTCCGCCCTAACGGACAATCTGGCTGCAGCTGGATGGGCACAGGAGTCTCGCCTGATCAAGAACATCGTCGGCCCCAATGAGGCGAAGACCAGCAGCACCGTGAAGATGTATGATCGCATGGAGCGTGACCGCATGGATCGTGCGAAATCCAAGTCCAAGAAGCCGTGATCTGGAGGCCGACATGCCACTGACTACCAAGGGCAAGAAGATCAAGGCCGCAATGGCCAAGCAGTATGGCAAGGAGCGCGGTGAGCGCGTCTTCTATGCCGCTGAGAACAAGGGCACCATCAAGGGCGTAGCCAAGAAGGGGAAGAAGAAGTGATGGGACGTATGAACATGGGCAAAGAGATCGCCACCGCTCCGGCATCTCGCGCCGCTGGCATGCCCGGTGCCACCCGCCGCATGGAAATGCAGAAGATGGCTAAGCCGATTGCCATGGCTAAGGGTGGCAAGGTCACTCGTGGCGATGGTTGCTGCATGAAGGGCAAGACCAAAGGAAAGAT